TCCAGTTGAGCCTGACGTTCTGCGTCATACTCAGCCTGTAGCTGACCTTGCTCCAGCGATCCCACGTTAAACGCCGCGTTAATATCTTTAAACCCAAGAGCCTGTGCCGCTTCGCCCAGCGCACCAATCCCAGTACCAAGGTCTTGGAACATCTGACCTGCGGTCTGACCGCGCGTCATTGCATTCTCGAATGCATTGGTCGAATACCCCATGGCTTTGTCGAACGCCTCGGAACGTAACTCGCCACCTGCTCTAGCAGATTCGCGCAGGTAGTCTTGCAAAAATTGAGAGTCAGCAACGGCACCACGGGAACCACCAAAGGCCCCTAGTCCAATCTGCTCCCCACGACTTTTCATGGTTTCTGCGTCTTTGATGTCGGACAAATCAGCAAGCGTTGTGTCAATTACGTCTTCGACAAACGGATTGTAGTAATCTTTGTAGCCACCCTTGCGGACTTCCTCTTGGCCTATGACGTTGCCTTCAGCATCCAAGACATCCTGCATTTGGGCAACTTTTTCTTGGCCTATGACGTTGCCTTCAGCATCCAAGACATCTTTCATGTCATATTGGATTTGACCAAGAGGGTCATACATAGCCGTACTAGCGTCGATAGCTTCTTCTGATTTCTTGTACAGATCCTCCGCCATATCTAGATACGGCTTGTAGGCACCTAACCCACTATAACTATACTCACCTGTTACAGGGTCTTTCTCCCCCATAAGCATGTCGAGGGCTTTTTGCTGTAAGTCCGTAAACCCAATCTTAGTCGGAGGAGCAACACCCCCTTCAGTCGCAAAGATAGGATTACCAAACTGATCCAGTTCAGCAAGACTAGCGTCAGTAGTATATGTGCCATCAGCCGTTTGATAATAAGAAACAGGGTTTCCTGCTTCATCCAATGCCGCTAGTTCTGGATCAGTCGTAGTTCCACTGCCATCCGCCGCTTGGTAAATCTGCTTACCATAGAGCGGGGACTCTGTAGCTATACCTGAAAACTCGCCTGACTCTTCGTCATACTGAAAGACGTTCGCCATTAAGTCCTTGAACATCTTTTCCAGATACTCAGGCATTAAGTCCATTGTTTTGACGACTGACTCCGCCATAACTATGCCATCCTTTCGAACTGGTTCATCATCTGGTACATCTTCGCAGCCCCCGCATTACGGTTGCCGCCCCCCGCACCTCTGACTGCATCCGCTGTCATGACAAACTCACCATCAGAAAGTCTAGCTTCCTGAACCCGACCACCATTCTGGTAAATAGCTGCCGGAATTGAATCACTCTTGCCTGTGCCTGGTCCCTCAATATAACCGCCCATTGCGCGACGTTGCACCGCTTGAATACCACGAGGCGTCCCTGGAAGCAGGTTTCCTTTGTAGTCTGGACGACGCTCACCTGTGCGGTACTGTTCCAGTTCTTGCTTGCTCATAAGGTTCTCGAACCGTGGGCGTTTTTGCTGTGCTAATAGTTCTAGCATGATGCCGCCCATCAAGGGGTCCATCTTACCTGTGGCGTCTGTTACACCGATCCCAGACAGAACGTTACCCAATGCCTGCGTGGGGGACCGACCAGATATAGCAGAGATTGCGGCCTGTTGAGCCATCTTTTCTTTGCCCCTCTGAGTGGACAGCATGTCCATCATGCCCTGACCACGTTCTCTAGATGAACCTCCACTTAGCATGTCCATTGCTAGACCCGCTTTGCCTAGTGTCGAACCCGTCATGAAACTACCAATGCCGGACTTAAATGCATCCTGCATCGAGCCGCCACTCATCAGGCTACCTAACCCAGAACCGAGGGCCGCGGCTAGAGGATTACCGCCTCCTGCCACCATACCGACAAGTGCCCCAATAGAGGAGAACAAATCACCTGTTTTCTGGGATCCTTGTGTTTCTTCATTTTTCATAATGTTTCTCCAACATCAGATCAGATGTTCCTTTAAATGACACAGTATCAGATTCTTCTTGTTTCATCAAACTACAATCCGTAACTCGCCTGTTGAGGTTTTATACACGGTTCCTGTTACTTTTCCATCCGCGACTGCCGCCGCATTGTCCGCGTATTCTGGTAAATTAGACAGCACCAGCGTCGTAAACACACCTTCCCCTGGGTTTTGCATCTGCTGCATGTACACAGCAAACGCACGGGTAAGCTCGTTAAAGTATCGAGTACTGTACTGGGGCGGTGCAATCGGGAAGAAGGGTAGGTTTTGCGCACGGGACATCAGCGTCTCCCATCTAGTCGTATGTCTAGCCTTGGAGAACCCAGTCGCCAAGCTACTTGAGTTTCGTCAGATTGCACTTTGAAAATAAAAGATCGACCCCTGATCCTTGTGTCAATTTTGTTGGTAAACCCTTCCAAAGTGAAAACATTTTCAGAGGCAGTATTTGTTCTTTCCACTTCTCCGCTATACGTTCCCTGCCCATTGTTAGTTTGGCTTAAATCTACACCGCCCCCAGGGTAATCTTGTACATATACTGAAAAGTCTACTTTAGGGGTAGAGGATGTAGAGTCTCGGAAAGTGATGTCTGGAAGAATCCGGCTAATAGATACAAACTTATCGCCTTCTCCAATGTCCATAGGACTAGACTGGATATGACTGTAAACAGGAACCACAGGGTCTTGGCTTCCGTCATCAAACCCTGTTTCATGCGTATAGATATAGCCTTGTGAAGCAGCGGATGGATTGGTCATGATGCCTCGATCCAACCAAACCGTACGGGATAACGTACCATAGTACCAGATTTGCTGTTGGTAGTTGTAAACTACATAACGGTCGTTATCGATTGAATCGGCAGAACAATAGAACCACCAAACTTCGCCAAATGCAGAGTTAACTCCGGCGGTTACCTTTTCGTACTGCTCTATATTGAAATCAGAAAAGACGTAGTCCCGTACAGTACATGGAATCCGTTGCACCGCACCGTTGTAGGTGTAAAACTCGTTTGATCCCATCCAGAACACAGAGTCGTCCACCGCAACCGCAGATTTAGGACCAGCAATTGTAATATTCTCCGACAGCATTGAGATACCAAACGTATATGGCGTACCAATGTACTGCATGGCGTGTAGAGATTTATCTGTCCAAACAAGAATTTGTTGTCTTGTTTCCACAGCCGTAACGATTTTGGATCCAGTACCAATACGCAAGTCCCCTGCCGTATTTGTTTCCAAGGTTTGCCAAACCAACACATCTTCTTGGTCACTAAACCGGATAAGCAACGGGTCTTGGTTGCCAATGTCGTTCTCTGGGTCGCAACCAAAAGCGATAATATGTCTATCTACATCAGACACCATCACTTGTTTTGCAATAGTAGGGCAAGTCGCGTCAGAACTTAAACTAGCTAAAGTAACTGCGCGACCATACGCGTCTGCGGGATCTGAGGAAACGTTAACAGAGGCGTCCCAGAAAAATATCTCACCATCTTTTAAGTTAAAGACAAGATCTTCTCCGTAGTTATCCTCTGTAAACAACCGCAAGTCTGATGTATCTGTCGTCGTTGTAGAAGTAGAACCCCAAGTTCCACGACCCCATGAGCCTGCGCCCCAGCCCGTACCAGAAACAGCAACGTCGATGCCCGTGTTGATTTGGTATTTGCCTATGACACCTGTGCCACCGTTGCCTGTGTCGGAGCTAGTAGGCGTTACCGCGTTTGGGGTGTAGACACCATCTACTATAATGTCGTCAATAGGTTCCACTTCACGAGCCGTAATCTTATAGCTGTCGTCATCGATGATCTCATCGATCTTGTACTCTTGGTTTAAGACCGCCGCTGAAATATTACCATTGAGAGTAACTGCGTCTTCATACGTCACAAAATCCCCTTCGGTTGCCCCGTGTGCAGTGTGACTAACTGTGAGTTCGCTGGTAAAATTTGTTGTGTCTGCGGAAAAGGTAATCGCTCCAGCAGAGGTCGTAAGGCGAAGAGGTGTAATGTCTTTATACCCACCGCCTAAGTCTAGGTAGTACTTTTCGTTTGTACCGAAGGCCAAGTAATTTGTACCGTCCAACGTACTAAACGCATGTAATGATCGAGCAGAACCAAGAAAGCTTTTAACGCTTCTCTTGACCCAACCACCAATCTTTTCTGGGTATCCAAACCTAAAACGAATCTTGTCGCCGTCATACCAGCCGCCTTCGTTACTATACGAAGTGGTTTCTCTGTTTATGCCTGGGTTAAACTGAAGCTTCTGTAAAGGCATCTGTTACCTCACGGTGCTGTAGGCCAAGTAACGTTGTTTGGGAATCCTTCTTGCTGTGGTACGTTTAACAGTGCTGTGCGGTAGTCACGCCATGCTTGTTGCTGAGATTCACTTAACTCATCCCAACGCAAAGGGTTTGTTACGATTGGATCTACAGTATGCGTTAAGATGGCATCGCGCTCTGCTCTAACTTGGTTAGCCATTTGTTCATCTAACTCGGCTTGAGTTGGTGGCACGTAAGGAGCAACATCACCGTTAGCTAGCATCAAAGCATTTAACTGAACCGTGTCAATTAAACTTGCGGTATCATCTGGCGTACACGTAAACGGAAGCCAGCCCATTTCAGGATGATTGATCTCAACGTTAATCATACCGTTTCGTAGATACGCAGCGTTTCTATATTCTGTTATAACTGTTCTCATATCAAAGTATCCGAATCCATAAAGTTCCAACACCACTGCCACCGCCGCCAGTATTATAGTAGTCCTCCGCGTAACCCATGCAACGCCAAGTTCCCGTGTGGGTGTAGTCATAGTTCCATTGTGCCCAACCATCCGCACGACGACGCTGACCGTCGATGTAAGTTAAGCCGCCGTTTGTGACGCCAAAAGCATTAAGTCCGCCACCAGTAGCTGTCTGTCCAGGAAAAACATCTGATCCTGAAAGAACATCCCAAGCTAAAATGTAAGTGCCAATACCGTAGTTAGTCGTAGAAACTTGGCTGGTAGTGTTGCCGCCTGTCAGGTTAAGATACGCATCGCGAACAGAGTTGCTAAAGTCGTCCCCAAC